TATCTGCGTGCAAATTCCAATTTTACGGACTTTGATTTTGAAGGATCGAACTTTTCGGTCCTAATTGACACGTTAGCATACAATACTTACATCACTTCGTACAACGCCAACATGGTGGCGAACGAAGTTTTCATTGATAGTGCCACATTGAGAGAAAATGTGGTCTCTCTTGCGCGAAATATCGGATATTTACCCTCTTCAAAGAAGTCAGCAAAGGCAACAGTTAGTTTTTTTGTTGACACCAGTAGTCTGACTACTAATCCAACGACAATGACCCTTAGAGCGGGTCTGGTGGCGGTCTCAGACTCCTTTGGAGGGTCTAACTTCACCTTCTGCATCCCCGAAGATGTCACTGTTCCAGTCACTGAGGATGCAGCTTTCTTTGAAAATATTGAAATCTATGAGGGAACGTTCTTATCTAAGTCATATACGGTAGATTCCTCTAACATTGATCAGCAGTTCATTATTCCCAACTCAAATGCTGATACATCTACACTAGTTGTTCAGGTTAAAGAGAGTTCTTTTGACTTGTCCTCCGTAAAATATGAATTAGCACAGAGTATTGTCGATGTTCAGGGAGAATCAAAAATCTTTTTACTGCAAGAGGTTGCAGATGAAAAATATGAGATTCTTTTTGGTGATGGAATCTTTGGAAATCGTTTAGAAAATGGAAATGTTGTAACAGCGACCTATGTGATTACAAATGGTGCTGATGCAAACGGTGTTACTAACTTTACTTTTGCTGGAAGACTAGTTGACAACGATGATAGGGTTGTCACAACTGGTGTTTCTGCAATTTCAGTGATTAATGGGTCTGTTGGTGGTGGAGATATTGAAAGTGTTGACTCAATTCGTAAATATGCTCCATTAAAGTACGCAGCTCAAAATAGAGCAGTCACAACACAAGATTATGAAGTATTAACGAAGCAAGTTTTTGCAGAAACTGAGTCTGTTTCGGCATTTGGTGGCGAAGAATTGAGTCCTCCTCAATATGGCAAAGTTTTTATTGCCATTAAACCCAAAAATGGCAGTTATTTGTCAAATTTCGTCAAAAGAGAGATTATTGACGATTTAAAGAGGTATACGGTAGCTGGTATTCTTCCAACAATTGTTGATTTGAAATATCTTTACGTTGAAATTGAATCAAACATCTATTATAACACAAATCAGTTCCCGTCAGGGTCTTCACTCAAAACAAAAGTGACTGAGACCCTGAATACTTACTCAAAAACAGCAGAACTGAATACTTACGGTGCTAGATTGAAATATAGTAAACTTTTGAGAGTAATTGATGATACAGACTCTGCAATTACGTCAAATATTACAACTGTGAGAATGAGAAGGGATATGAGACCTGTCATCAACTCATTTGCTGATTATGAACTTTGTTTTGGTAATAGATTCTACGTCAAAGAAGGTCAAAATATCAAAACTAGTGGATTTTTTGTCGAGGGATATGCCGGGGAGGTATTTTTTGTTGATGAACCTTATAGTGACATGCAAACTGGCACTCTCAACCTTATGAGAGTAATATCTGATACAGAAATGCAAATTCTGAGAAGAGATGTTGGAATGGTTGATTATATGAAGGGTGAGATAATGATTAACGCGATAAAAATTGTTGGAACGTCAAAATCGTTGGCAGAATTCCCAATTATTGAAGTTCAGGCGATTCCTTTTTCAAATGATGTTATCGGATTACAGGATCTATTTTTGCAACTAGATATAAGTAAGAGTAACGTCTCTGTTGTCTCTGACACCATGTCTAGTGGTGCTGATATTTCTGGATCAAGATATACGGTCTCTTCTAGTTTCTCCAACGGTAAAATCACGCGATAATGTTAGAAAAAAGAGTAAAAATCCAATCCGTAGTTGAAAATCAACTCCCAATTTTTCTTGGTGCCGAACTGGAAGGTGCAGGTGATTTTTTAAAGACATATTATAGATCGCAAGAGAATCAAGGTGCTCCTGTTAATATTCTCGAAAATATTGACCAGTATACAAAGGTAGGAACGTATTCTTCTATTGTTGGGTTTACGACAGTAACTTCTAAGATTAATTTTGAAGATACTACAATTAATGTTGGTGATACATCTGGATGGCCAGAAAAATATGGTCTATTGAAGATTAATGACGAAATTATTTCATATACAGGAAAAACGCAAACCACTTTTACGGGATGTATCAGAGGTTTTAGTGGTATTACCAGTTATCATAGTATTAATGGTCCAGATGAATTAATTTTTGAAGACACTGAATCATCTGAGCACGTCGCTGGTGGAGAGGTTGTAAATCTATCATCATTATTTCTAAAAGAGTTTTTTAGAAAACTCAAAACTCAATTTTTACCTGGTCTTGAAAATACCTCTTTATATCCTGGATTAAGATCTTCTAATTTCTTAAAACAAGCTGTTGATCTTTACAAATCAAAAGGAACTGCGGAATCTTTCGAGATTCTTTTCAGAGCACTTTATAATGATGATGTAGAAGTAATAAAACCACAGGACAACCTGTTCAAACCGTCTGATGCAGAATATAGAAGAGTTCTTAGGTTAAATGCAGAACCTCTTCCTGGACAACAAGACGTTGTACAAAAATATCTTTCTGGGATTGTTACAAAAAACGTTTATCAAGAAGATAGTAACGGGAATGTTATTGCCTCTGGATCCGTTGTACAAGCTGAGCGATTTGTTAAAGACGGGAAGTCATTCTTTAACATTGACTTAGATTTTTCGGAAGATAAGGATACAAGTGTATTTGGATCAATTTACGGTGAATTTAAACTTGATAAACAGACCAAAATTATTGAAAATGTCTCGTCAGGATCCACATTTGCAAATGTAGAGTCAACAATTGGATTTCCAGCGAGTGGTGAACTTCAAGTCACATATCAAGGTGGAGAGACTGGAATTGTAACCTATAAATCCAAAACAGTCAACCAATTTTTGGATATTGATGGTATTACTGCAATTATTCCAAATAAACAAGAAATTTTCGAGAACACTACTTCATACGGTGTTCTTGATGATGGCGAAAAATTCTTCTTCAAGATAAAGGGATCTCTTGGACAATACAACATTAAAGCTACTGATTTAGAGACTCCATATTTTACACCAGGCGATGTAATCAAAAATCAGTCTCTCGGATATTCAAAAAATAATCTAGTCACTGATTCTTTGATTAATAATGAAACATCAAGGTTTGAAATTGATAATGCAAAAATTCTAAACCAAAACCAGTTGGGTCAAAACCCCAATATTATTTCTCTCTATCAGATTAGATCAAAACAACCTCATGATCTAGTTATTGGCGATTCTATTGAGGTCATCACTCCACGTGGTTTGGAGACCAGTGGAGTTGTTAACAATATTCTCTCTGATTTTGTATTTGACGTATCTGGATTATCTGGATTTGATCCAACACTGGGTGGTGAAGTAAGAAGAATACTGAAAAAAGTAAACTCTCAGAATTCTGTTGTAAACTCCTTTACAGCAAACGTATCAAAATCTTTTTATGATGTCAATAACTCTGTTTATATTGCATCAAACTCACTTCCATTCTATCAAGATCCTATTAATGTCAAGAATGGAAACGTTGTTTTAACTGATAATGGTAAAAGCGCATCGGCTCCTTATATTGTAAATGGAGAGACAATTGAATACACTGATCATGGTTTGTATAGTGGTGAGGAAGTTTATTATCAACCAGATAAGTTTGTTGAGCTTATTACTGATTATGGAGAACCAGTTGCAATCACTACCGTCAGAAATCTTGGCGATTTAAGTGAGGGAAGGTATTTTGTAAAAAGAATAGATGCAAATAATTTCAAATTAGCAGAATCCAGGTCAAACGTTTTTAATAACACATTTGTTGATGTCACCGGAATTGCTAGCAATCAAGTAATTTATCCGATTGACTCTTATGAGAATCAATTGGATAGTTCATACGGTATTAAGAAAGTACCTGTCTTTGTTGAAGAATTATCCAGAGTAGAAAAAACTGTTCCAGGAAAAGTTGGTCTTCTCATTAATGGTGTTGATATTTTAAGTTATAAATCAAAAAGTTACTGTTATTATGGAAAAATTGAGAGTATCGATACCCTGGCCGGTGGGTCCGATTATGATGTGATTAATCCACCGAATATTATCATTTCAGATAATATCGGAAGTGGGGCAACGGCGACGGCATCAGTTACAGGAACTTTGAACTCTATTGAAGTTCTTGATAGTGGATATGATTTTATCAGTGAACCAATTATTACTATTACAGGTGGAAATGGTAGAGGCGCAAAAGCAAAAGCAAATCTTAGATCTGAAAAAACAGTAGCGTTTGTTGACGTAAGCTCTGGCGCTGGAAATATTTCAACATCGACAAATGTTATTGGATTTAGCACATATCATCGATTTAGAAATGGTGATGGTGTTGTATACAGTTCAAATGAACAATTATCTATCGGTATTGGTACAACTTCCGATTCTCAGGTTAGAGACGCAGATCTGGTCAATAATTCAATTTACTATGTAAATGTAAGATCACTAAATGAAGTAACCTTACATGGACATAGAAGCACTGCACTTGCGGGTGTGGGCACCATTAATCTCACTTCTTTTGGAGAAGGTAATCAGTATTTTACCTCTGTTGATAGAAAAAACATTCTTTCTTCTGTTGCAGTTGAATCTGGTGGAGAGGGGTACACCAATAATCCAGTCAAGTTAACATCTTCTGGTATCAGTACTAGTAAAAATCAAATCAATTTTGATAATCATGGTTTTTCTAGTGGAGAACTTGTCAAATACAGTTTTGAGGGATCCTCTATTAGTGGACTGACAACGGACCAAAATTATCTCGTTACCAGGGTTGATAGCAATGCTTTCAAACTATCGGCGGCTGGTGTGGGGACCACTGCATCATTCTACAATTATAATAATGGAATATTCGTAGATATACAAAGTGTTGGTACAGGTGGAACGCATGAATTCAATTATCCACCAATCGTGGTTTCAATTTCTGGAAACACTGGAATTGGAACTACAAATAGTTTGACCTTTAATTCAACAATCAAACCAAATTTTAGAGGTCCAATCACCAAAATTAATTTACAACAGGGTGGTATTGGATATGGTTGTTCAAATGTTCTTGATTTTGAGAGACAACCTTTAATAACATTTGAAAATGGTAGTTCAGCTCAACTCAAACCAATTATTGATGGTGGAACCATTAGTGAAGTATTTGTCCTTAATGGTGGATATGGATATAATTCTGCTCCAACTTTGAAGGTTTCTGGATATGGTCAGAATGCAAGTGTTACGCCCGTAATCACGAATGGCACCATTACTTCAATTAAGATCAACAATGGTGGATCTGGTTTCTCAACTGACACTACATTTATTGATGTAATTCCAACAGGACAGGGTGCAAAGGCAAGAGTATCTATTAAGAGTTGGAATGTTAACGAGTTTGAGAGGAAGAGAAATCTTCTCAGTCTAGATGATGGAATATTGGCAAATAGTGAGAATGAGCATTCACGTGGATCTTATGCCTCTATGACTGTGCCAAGAGCACTCAGAGAGGTCATATATTCTAAGAACGAAGATGGCAGTTCAAACTACGGTGCCGATACATTTGATCTTATCAAACTTAATGGAATTGAAGTACCATCTCAAAACCATTCTCCGATTATTGGTTGGGCTTATGATGGATATCCAATCTATGGACCGTATGGTTATTCTGATGTTCAGGGAGGTTCAATCGTAGCGTTAGAGTCTGGATATGAGTTAGATCCACCTCTCGGAAGACCAGATGGTTTCCCACAAGGATTTTTCATCGAAGATTACTTATTTAAAGATAATGGTGATCTGGATGAGCATAATGGAAGATTTGCAAAAACTCCTGATTATCCAGACGGAACTTACGCATATTATGCAACTATTAATCCTGGAAAATCTGCCAGTTCTGGTCCCTTCAAAAATTATAAAGAACCTCAATTCCCGTATATCATTGGAGATTCGTATAAAGCAAAACCTGATGTCTTTAACTTTACTAGATTAAACAATCAAGTTGATTTTGGTTACCAAGGTTTAGTTAGAAATACCAGACCATCCAAGACGAGTAATCTTTATGGATACAATGAGTATATTAACGATTCGACAAGAGATATTCAACAAACGTCTCATGTTAGATCTGTAAGTAAAGGATCCATCATTGACGCCACTGTTGTTTCAGCGGGAACTAGTTACAAACATAATGATCCCATTTATCTTGATGGCAACCCAAAATTTGGAAGACAGTCCAGAATCAATGTAAACAGAATCTTAGGAAAGAAAATTGTATCATTAGCGTCTTCAACGATCACTAGTGAAAACTTTGAACTTTTTGTTGGTAGTGGTTTTGCTATTGGTTATTGCACTTCACCTCACAACTTTGAAAATAAAAACAGAGTTGTAATTTCTGGATTATCAACAGAATCATTTGCAGATCTGAATGGCACCCAAAATATCTTTAATCCACAAAGAATTTGGAGAACTAATGAATTTATTGATACACCAGCTAACACTGGACTGACAACCACCATTGCGCTTAACGGACCATATGATCCCCTCTATGTGAGAGAAAACACCATTATTGGTATTGGCAGCAGTGCTTCTAATTTGGAGCAGATGAAAGTTCTTAATGTGGATCCTTTGAATTCTGTGATCAGAGTTCAGAGAAATCAAAATGGCACTGTGGGAACTTCATATTCTACGGGCACTCTTGCACTTGATATTCGTAGTTCTTTCAGCTTCAATGTCGGAGTCGAGACTTTTATCAGTAACCCACCAACATTCCAGAGATACTTTGATCCATCCGAAGTAGTTGGACTTGGAACTACGGTATCTGTTGGTATTGGAACTACAATTTCATATCATACACTGAATAACATTGCACCTCCTCATTTACAGGAGAATACCGATTATCAACCAGGAACTGCTTACACAAGTAGAATCATTCCCATCAAGACAATCTTAATTCCTAATCATTCTTTTGAGACTGGTGATAAACTAACGTATTCAAATGGTGGCGGAACTTCGATTGAAGTGTCTGACGGGATTGGTACATTTGTCCTTTCTGATCAGTCAACAGTATATGCCATCAAAGAGTCTGCAAATCTTCTTGGCATCTCTACGACTAAGGTTGGTTTAGGATCCACTGGATCTTTTGTTGGTTTAGGATCTACTGCCATCCAGTTAGCATTTACTGCCGCTGGATTGGGTGTTATTCATAGTTTCAAAGCAGAAACTTCACCGGTCACCGCTGATGCAAACGTATACGAAGCTACTCTGACAACTGAGGAACCACATGGTTTAAACTTTAATGATGATATTAGACTTGTCCCAACTCCAAATAAAGAACAAATAGTATTTGTTCAATATAATGATCATAACAGAAGAGTTGTATTTGATAGAAAGAAGTTTGAACCCTCTGGGATCACAAGTTTCACAAACACCATTAATATCCAAAACCATGGTTTGTTAAGTGGTGATAAAGTCATTTACACAACTGGTGGATCAGCACCAGTCGGTCTTGATGATCAAAAGATGTATTATGCAATTGAGATTGACTCTAATAATATTAAATTAGCGGCAAACAAAGTCGATGCAATTGGTAATAATCCTAAACCAGTTTCGATTGGTGGAACTGGATCTGGTGAGCACTTTATTTCTAGAATCAATCCAGGAGTCAAAGTAACCAGAGGAAATACAGTTTCTTTTGCTACCACTGATTCATCGTTATCAATTAACGCATCTGGATCTCTTTTCTCAGCGTTTGACTTAAAATTCTACACAGATTCAGATTACCGAAGCGAATTCAAAACAACAAAAACACGTAGGAGATTTGAAGTTACTGGTATAGGAACTATTGGAGTTACAACTCCATCTGCTGTAAATATTGAAACTAATGAATCTGTTCCAGATAAACTTTTCTATAAGTTTATTCCCATCAACGTTGACATATCACCATCAGTAAAAACGGAAGTCTTTACTGATTATGATCAAGATTCTGCTACACAGATCAGTTTGGTCAATAGCGTATATCAAGTTGCTGAATATCCAACAGGAATTGGAACAACTACATTTAAGTTCAACTTAGTGGAAAAACCTGAAAAAACTTCGTATCTGCCGTCAGAAGGATCTTTCTACTATACACACAAGTCCACAACTGCAACTGGACCAATTGACAGTATCAATATCAAGAATAGTAACTTAAACTATGAAAAACTTCCTGGTATTACTTCAATTGGATCCTCTACCGGATCTGGTGGATTGGTTCGTCTTGAAGGCACCATGGGTGCTATCAGTAGAGTTGAGAAAAACAATACAGGATATGACTATCCATCTGACCCAACACTCAAAGTAATTGCAAATACGCCTGAGATTCTAAGAGTTGAAGAATTAAATTCCTTCTCTAATATTGGAATTACTTCTGGTGGTAAAGGATATAATGCCAAACCATCTCTTGTGGTTATTGATGCTATCACTGGCAATCAAATCAAAAATGTAGTTCTCGATGCTGAAATTAAAAATGGTGGCGTCTCCAAAGTTAATATCAGAGAAAATGCCAAAAATTTAAGCGAAGCTTCTCCAAGCATTTTAACTATAAACAATCCTAACGGAGTGGGTGTTAACACAGTTGGTTTTAATACAATTACAAATGAAGTTACCCTTTCATTAAAAACTGGATTCTCTACAACAGGGACTTTTCCATTCCATGTCGGTGGAAAAGTATTTGTTGAGGGAGTTGGTATTGCCTCTACTGGATCTGGATATAACTCGACTGATTATAATTTCAAATTCTTTGAAGTTACTGAAATTGATGCCAATATTGGTGGAATTGGATCAGTTACTTATAAACTAGATTCCACTGTTACTAATCCAGGGACTTATGTTACAACTAAGTCCTCTGGTAGAGTTATACCATTTGAATTCTTCCCAGTATTCGATCCAAAACTCATTAAGAATGAATTTTCAATTGATGAGACAGTTGTCATTGAAAATTCAACTGGGGTAAAATATGGAACCGTTTCTAATTGGGATTCTAAGAATAAAGTCTTAAAGATTAATTCCCCGAAAGAAATTTTAGTTAATGACAATATTCGTGGACTTGGATCGGGCACCATTGCAAAGGTATCCGAAAAAATTAATGTTGATTCATATTATGATATTGAAGCGGATCCTTTGGTCATATTAGGATGGGGCAAAGACACCGGAAAATTAAGTGTAAATGAGCAAAGAATTATTGACAGTGACTATTATCAACATTTCTCATATTCTTTAAAATCTAAAATTGCGTATGATACTTGGAACGACCTTGTGTCTTCGATGAATCACACTGTTGGATTTAAGAAGTTCTCAGATCTACAAGTTGAGTCGAAAGTTGATGATAGATCAATTGTTGGAGTATCTTCAAATACTATCGATTTATTTGTTGAGTTGGCCAACGCAGTTGAAACATATTGTAGATATGATTTTGATTATGTATCGGAGGATCATAAATTTATCTCTGGTCAATTCTTATCTGATGAAATTCTAACTAAAAATGTTCCTATTGCAGACTTTGAGGAATCTGTTGGTAATAGAGTATTGAGCATTGATAGTTTCCAGGATGAATTCAATAATACTCCAAGAGCCACACCATTTTCTGTCATTGATACATTCCCATTAGCAGGAACCAGATATAGAAAGTATTTTGCCCTAACTCAGGATGCTCAGTTCTTGAATGAAAGAAGAATGGAAGTCATTGAACTTCTAATCGATAATCCAGGAAATGGATATATTCAGGAATATGCAATTGTTGATGGCGAGAAAGATCTCGGTGGATATTATGACTTCCGTGCTCAGGGTAGTGAGGGTCAACTCTTATTCTTCCCAGATAAATTTGATACTAATGATTTTACCACTCATGGTCTTGTTTATAATGTAGATAGAGATATTCATACTGCGGTTGGTATCTCAACTCTTGTTGGTATTACAACTGTTGGGGACATTATTCAACTCGCAACCAGAGGATCCAAGATTAATGCAGGTGTTACAACGGCAGTAAACATCTATTCTATTCCATTAGCGAATATGGATGCTGGTCATAAGTTCATGATACAGATGTCTGCTGGTGAAAAGCATGAGGTTATCAATCTTAACGCTCTCCATGATGATGGATATAGTTACTTGGTTGAATATGGAAATATGAGCTCCATTAATCCATCATCTACTGATGCGGTTATTAATGGAATTGGCACATTTGGTGCGATGGTAGCTAATAATATTTTCTATATCAGTTGCACCCCAGATTCTGGTGTTGTTGGGACTGGTATTACATTCAACATCTTTGGACAATGTTTTGTTGGTGGTGCGTCCACTGTTGGAGTTTCTACCGTTGCATTAACAAATGGTGACGTAAGAGCACAGTATTCTGACGTTCCATCTCAGGCATCTCCTGGTATTACAACCATCGCTACCTTTGGAAATAGTGTAGTCAAAGAAGAAGCAGCGCATGTTCTAGTTCATGTCAATGACGTTACTAATGATAAATTTGAAATGCTTGAAGCTATTGTCATGGTGGATAGTGATGGAGAGACATATCAAACTTTCTTTGGAAACGTTGAAACTGATGATGATAACTTGAATCAAGGAATCGGAACTATCACCACATTAGTTGATGGATCTGACTACAACATGGTCTATGTTCCACCTCCGTTAACCAATGTTAGAGTCAAAACTCTTGTAACTTCTGCCGCACAAACTCAGGGTGGTGTTGATTCTCTGTTTGAACTTGATTTGGTTGATACCAAAGTCGATAGTTTCTCTGGATCATACACTAATACTCAGGCAGATGTTAGAAGAGCGTTTGGTCTTTTCCATGGTGGAGATCCAATCTTCACAAAATCATTTGATTCAACTGATAATTTGGTCGTTGATCTTGACAATGATATTATTACTATTCCAAATCACTTCTTTACCTCAGGTGAGAGATTGAAGTATACCTCAATTGGATCTGGTACAACCTCTTCCATTGGTATTGGAACTACAACCATATCTGGATATGGATCAACTGATAAGCTTCCAGAATATGTTTATGCGATTAAGGTTGATGATAAGGGTATTCGTCTTGCCGGATCTGCTGAGGATTCTCTTGCATCTAATGTGGGTAACTACCTCAATTTGACATCTGTTGGTATTGGAACATCTCATTCACTTACTTCTCAGGATCAAAATACCAAGTGTATTGTTACTCTTGACAATAATATTCAAGACCCAGTGATTCCGCTGAATATTGAATACAATCTTGTCGAAGAAATGAGTTTTGGTGGAGAGACAATAAGAATCTCTGGAATTACTTCAATCTTTGGAGGAGACCTCTTAAAAGTTGAAGATGAATTCATAAAAGTCAATCAAGTTGGATTTGGTAGTACAAACGTTTTGGTTGTTCAGAGAGCATGGATGGGATCTGGACTCTCAACTCATCCAAATGGTGCTCAGATTGAAAAATATGGTGGTGCTTATAACATCGTTGATAACACGATTAATTTCTATACAGCTCCAAGTGGTTTGATGCCAAAAGAAGGAACAGATCCTGATGATATTGATTACTCTGGCATTCAAACAACATCAACATTCCATGGAAGAGCATTCCTAAGAAATGGTGTTGTTGGAACATCAACTCATACGTATGCAACAAATTATTTGTTTGATAGTGTATCAACTCAATTTACTGGTGTTGGTAAAACATTCACCGTTACTCAGGATGATGTTAATGTCGAAGGATTTAGTTCAAGTCATGCTCTCATCTTAATTAATGAAATCGCTCAGATTCCTTCTCAGGGGTCTAGGATTAACGATTTTGAGCTTGTTGAAAACGCTGGTATTACATCAGTCGTATTCAGTGGATTTGCTGCTTCTGTAACTAATGACGTAAATACTGGTTCTGTCCCTGTTGGTGGAGTTCTTGTCTCGGTTGGATCAACGCAAGGATTTGGTTATCAACCTCTGGTTGCAGCTGGTGGCACCGCCAATGTTTCTGGATTTGGCACCATTTCTTCCATCAGTATCGGCAATAGTGGATCTGGTTATAGAACAGGAATCGCAACCTTGAATGGAGTGGTTCAAGAGTTGACTTATAATGTTGGTCTTAGAACCGCAGATATTGATACGGTTGAGGTAACTGCTATTGGTACTGCAACGGTTGTAAATGGTAATGTCACTGGTGTTTCGATTACTAATCCTGGTGCTGGTTATACGTTTAGCAATCCTCCAATTGTTGTTTTTGATCAACCGATTCCTTATACTAATATTCCTCTGATCTATCATCCAGATTCTCCTGGTGCTCAAATCGGTACAAATGCATTTGTTGATATTCAAGTTTCTAACAATAATACGGTGTTGTCTTTTGACATCACCAACAATGGTTATGGATACAGAGTTGGTGAAATCTTAACTGTGCCCAAAGGTGGAGTAACTGGTATTCCTACTTTGAGTATTTCCAGCACTCCTATTGGATTTGGAACCAACAACTATAAAGTTGAGTTTGCAGAATATGATGCCATTTCTGGAATCTTGACTGCTACGATTGGTGTTCACACGATTACCACATCTGACTCAATTACTTTGGTTAATGAGTCTATAATCTTCTCTTGCAGTAGTGATGAGTATAAGCAGAGAATTGGTTATCCTAGACCAACTGATCCTGCTGCCGGAACTGCTCGCACGGTCACTGCTGTTACTTCCGATACAATTACCTTTGATGTAGGTGGTGCTCAATCTGGATCTTCCTATCTTCACAAGTTTGTTGGCGCTGGAATGAGTGATTTTAGAATGAGTGTCAATGGTGCAGACTCTGATAAATTCTCTGGATGGAGATTTGGTGATTTTGATGTATTTGATAAGTTGGATCCTTTCTTTGATGGAGAACGTCAAGTGTTCACCATGAGAAAAGATGGTGCTCCAACTTCTATTAGAGCTCAAAAAGGATCTCTCATTGATGTTGAACAAACTATTTTGGTGTTCTTGAATAATGTCCTCCAAGAACCTGGTGTTGCTTACAGATTCAACGGTGGCTCAAATCTCACCTTTACTGAACCTCCAAAGGTTGGTGATACTTGTGCTATTCTCTTCTATCGCGGAACTGGTGCAGTTGACGTTATTAGTAGAGATATTATTGAAACTATTAAATCTGGCGATACTGTTAAGATTAATGCTAGTGATACTCAAAATCCACTTGAATTTAATCAAGATCAAAGATTTGTAGTTGGAATTACAACTGCCGATAGTTTCCGAACTGCCACTTACACTGGTGGTGGTCTCACAACTGATGTAACTATCGAAAGACCATTTACTTGGTGTAAGCAGCAAGAAGATCTCTTTATTGACAACAAACCTATCACAAAAGATAGAGACCTCTATACCGCTAGAATCTTCCCAGAAACTCATATTATTAAACCAGTTGGTCTTGGATCTACGGAAATTTGGGTAACAAGTGCGTTACCTTTATTTGACTCCTATTCAGAAGGACAAGTTGAAAGTAAGCAAACCATTGAGATTTATGATCAGACCCCTAGAATCGGTGCAGCTGCAACTGCTATTGTTTCTGGATTTGGTACGATTGCTTCGATTAGCGTCACTAATTCTGGCCTTGGATATACTGCAACACCTCTGGTTTCTATTGCTAACAGTGTGGGATTTGGTTCAGCAACCAGAGCAACTGCCACTGCATCAATAACCGGAACCGCAGTTACTTCAATCAGTGTAAGTAACGCTGGTGCTGGATATACATTCTCCAATCCACCAGTTGTTTTGATTACTCCTCCTAGATTTGACAAGGAAGAAATTAAGAATGTTGATTATGCTGGTGACTATGGAATTATCTCCGGTGTAGGAACTACATCTGTCGGTGTTGCGACGGTAGGACTCGTCTTTGATCTTCTTATCCCACAAGGTTCTTCTTTAAGAAGCACTTCCGTTATGGGTCCAGGTGCTGCTAGAACTATTTCTAATATTGCAACAGGAATGCCATTTGTTGTGTTTGATTCAAATATTGGTCAAGGAGTTACCTCTCTTGATCTTGGTGGTGCCACACTTGGAATTGGTTCTACGTGTTTAGATAATGTATACGAAGCAGTTTCTGTTTCGGTTGCAACAACGGAAGCAGTCGGATTTGGAACAACTCATGTTGCAAGAGTTGTCGTTAGTGTTGCTAGCACAGAGAACATTACCGGATATGGATTCAGTCAGTTCTTCGGTAGATACAGTTGGGGACAACTAAAAACTTTCTCGCGAACTGGTCTTGCTAAGACATTTGCACCATCTCTTGAAAATGGAGTTGTTGGAATTTCGACCGGTCCTGTCATTGTGAGAAGAACTCCATTGAAATCTCTTGGTTATAGAACATAAATAACTAGAAAAAAGTCCAGAAAATGTCTGCAATTATAACTGAGCAGTTTCGTATCCTCAGCGCGGAGAACTTCCGCGCTGGAATTGCGTCTACTGGTAGTTCGTATTACACCTGGATTGGTTTACCAAATGCACCTGAGTTGGATGCAACTTGGAATACCAGTCCACCTGCACCAATCGATTCTATTGACGATGAAAATCGTTATTGGGATACGATGATTGCAATGAAGAAAATCAACTCTTCTGATATCAAAAGAGTTGTTGAAAAATATACGTGGACATCTGGTGAAAAATATGATATGTATCGTCATGATTATAGCAGAAATAATCTGGCACCCGTATCTAAATCTACGACTCTTTACAGCGCAAAATATTACGTAATTAATAGGGACTATCGAGTTTATATTTGTCTGCATAATGGAGTTTCTCCTGAGAACCCATCAGGAAAACCATCTCTGGATGAACCATTGTTTACTAGTTTAGAACCAAGAGCAGCTGGTAGTAGTGGTGATGGATATGTTTGGAAATATCTTTATACTTTAACTCCGTCAGATATTCTTCGATTTGATTCGACCAACTTTATCCCTGTTCCAGAGGATTGGATTTCTGGAACTGATAATGCTGCTGTAAGAGATAATTCAAGCACTAGTGGTCAACTTAAAGTAGTTACTATTTCAGACAGAGGGGCTGGATACGGAACAGCAACGACATATAATAATGTAAATATTTTAGGTGATGGACAAGGTGCCACGGCGAGTGTCACAGTTAATGCTGATGGAAAAATTCAATCTGTTGATATTTCAAAAGGAGGTTCTGGATACTCTTTTGGAACTCTTGATTTGGATGGAGCTGGTATTACAAATTCCGCTTCTAGTACAGATGCAGTCACCAGTATTGTAATTCCACCGTCTGGTGGTCATGGTGCCAATATTTACGAGGAACTTGGAACTCGTAAAGTTATGATTTATTCTAGACTTGAAAATGATAGCGCAAATCCTGATTTTATTACAGGTAACGAATTTGCAAGAATTGGTGTTGTAAAAGATCCTCTGGTTTTTGATTCAACATCTAGACTATCTACTGATAAGGCAAGTGCAGTTTATGCACTCAAAGTAACGTCAAGTCAATTGAACATTATTGATTTCCAAGAAGATGATGTAATTACTCAAACTATTGGTGTTGGATCCACTGCTATTGGAAGAGTTGTGTCTTGGGATTCTACAACAGGAATCTTAAAATATTGGCAAGATAACAGAGTTGCTACATCATCCACAGTAGCGACTCCTCCTTTATATGGATATAAGTTACTAAGATTTGCTAACACTTTAACTAATGGAGGATCCTTCAATATCTCTGGTGGAACTGGTACAGTCGCTATTGATACCTCATTCTCCGGTATATCTACCATTCTAAATAATAGGACCTACTTCCTAGGCCAGACGTTTGACAAAGGAACTTCAACTCCCGAAGTAAATCCTCAAAGTGGACAGATAATCTATGTTGATAATAGACCATCTGTACTGAGATCGTCAAACCAAAAAGAAGATATCAAAATTGTTTTAGAATTCTAAGAAAATGCCCCAGGAAACTAACCTCAATGTCACTCCATATTATGATGACTTTGATCCAGCCAGTAATTTTCATAGAGTTCTTTTTAAACCAGGAACTCCTGTTCAAGCAAGGGAATTAACTGGATTACAGTCAATTCTCCAAGATCAAGTTGAAAAATTTGGCACACACTTTTTTAAAGAAGGTGCCAAAGTAATTCCTGGGCAACTTTCATATCAAGATCTGTTTACTGGTGTTACTATTGATTCGGATTTTGCAGGCATTCCTTTAAGTTTGTATGTAGAACAACTTATTGGTAAAAGATTTAAGGGAGAACAGTCTGGTATTGAGGCAAAAATTGAGTTTGTTCTTAGTGCATCCGAATCTGCAATTGGATTAAACACATTATATTTTACAATTACTAAATCTGGCACTGACTTTGAATCTGGTGATTTTGTTGATGGGGAAAATTTAGTTCTTTTAGAATCTTTATCATATGGAAATACTGTAATTTCTGCAAATCAATCATTTGCAACAACATCTCCTCTTGATTGTAACATCACTGGTTCTGCGGCTAATATTCAGGATGGTGTATATTTTCTTAGAGGGAATTTTGTAACTGTTAACGCCCAAACTATTCTTCTTCAACAGTATGAATCAATGCCAACTTTAAAAGTTGGTCTTTCTGTGAGAGAAGAAATTGTCAATGCAGATGAAGATGCTTCTCTTAATGATAATGCTCAGGGATTTAGCAATTATGCTGCTCCTGGTGCAGATAGATTAAGAATTTCTGCGGTATTAACATCAAAAATTATTGCTGACGACGACGATCCAAATTTCGTCGAATTGATGAGAATTCAAGATGGCGAACTTGAAACTTTTGTAAAAAATACTGACTACAACTTCATCAAGGCAGAGTTTGCAAGAAGAACTCATGATGAGTCTGGTGACTACTACATTAAACCATTTGGATTATCTATTAAAAATACCCTCAACAACTATTTGGGTAACGATGGATTATATGCAGAAGACCAATTAACATATCAAGGATATCCTGCATCTGACAATTTGATGGAGTATATCCTCTCCTCTGGTAAAGCTTACGTCAGAGGATTTGAAGTTGAAAAGCAGACGGATACTGTCATCGATGTTGATAAACCAAGAACAACTAGAAGTATAATTCAAGAAGGTGTTCCTATCTCTGTTGGACCCAAGATTGCAATTAATAATCTGCATGGATCACCTGTCGTAGGATTTGGTACTACGATTGCAGCAACTCTGAGAGATGAGAGAGTTGGTGTTGGATCAACTAATGCTGCTGGTCAAGCAATTGGTGAGTGTAGAATTTATGATTATAACTTAGAATCTCAGGTATTTAAAGGTCCAGAATCAGAATACACTTTAAGACTTTTTGATATCTCTCCATATACTAAGTTAGAAATCACTCAACCATTCACTTCTTTGAGAGCGGGAGCTTTCCTCTCTGGACAATATAGTGGTGCATCTGGTTTCGTTGTTGATGATGCATCTGGTATCTCAACATTTAGTCTTAGACAAGTTAGAGGTTCTTTCCATAAAGGAGAAAAAATTTCTATCGATGGTGTAAATTACAATACTACGGTATCAATTTCCACCAATTATAGTATTTCAAATGTTAAGTCTATTCACCAAGGAACTACTGTTGGTATTCAGACTTTCAATGCCGACTTGAAACTTTCAACAAAAAGAAAGTTTGGAACACCATTCACTATCAGTGCTAGAAGTGGTAGTGGTGCTGAGACACTCCCAGCAGGTTTTAGTACAATCACTGCTGAGCAAGGAACATTTGTAGGTATTGTTACGACAAATGATCTGGTCAGATTTATTTCCACTGACAGCGCCGTTTCCAACCCTGTTGTGCTGAGGGTTCATAGCATCAACAATACTGCCTCTGAGATGACTCTGGCAGGCATTCAGACAGTATCTAATGTCTTTGAGGGTGCTCCTCCTCAGAACGTACAACAAATCACCGACCTTGAAGTTGTGTCTGGTGATCTGATTAACGTAGAAGATAATACTTTCTACACAACTCTTGGCGCAAGAAACATTGATAATGTTAGCTTAGGCACCGCTGAACTCATTATTAAGAAAGTATTCACAAATGTTTCATCTGCTTCTAGCACTCTAACACTAGATACTGCACCTGATAATGAATTCTATCTCCCATTTGATGAAGAGAGATATCATGTTGCATATTCTGATGGAACCATTCAACCTCTCACTGAGGATATGATTGCGATTTCTTCTAATCTAAAAACCGTAACAATCAGTGGGTTAGATAGAGAAGAAGAAACTAATATTAGAGTTTCTGCAACTTTAAATAAAAACAAAGTTAGACAAAAACAAAAAAATCTTAATAATGTATCTTCAATCCTCATTACAAGATCTAGTGATGTAGCTTCTGGAATCGGATCTACAACTCTGAATGATGGATTAACTTTTAGTAATGTTTACGGTACAAGAGTCCAAGATAAAGAAATTTCACTGAACAAACCAGATGTTCTGAGAGTTCTTGGTGTATTTGAATCTGATGATCAAAATGATCCAAATCTACCTACTGTAACTCTTACATCAATTAGTGGTCCTGGACAAACAACTTCTGATCTTGTTGTTGGGGAAAAAATTATTGGTGGAGATAGTAGAGCAGTTGCCAGAATTGTATCAGCTGTAAATGGAACGACCATTGAAGTTGTTTATCTGAACGAAAAAACTTTTACGTTAGACGAACAAATTGTAGGTAGTCAGTCCAGAGTAGGTGCTATTGTTTCTGGTCTTGGTCAACCAGATAAAAATATTACCGAAGACTATTCGTTAGACAATGGTCAAAGAAAATCATTCTATGATTATGGAAGAATTGTTAGAAAGAAAGGTAGACAAACACCAAAAGGTAGAACTAGAATTATTTTCCAAAACTTTGTAATTCCTGCTCAGGATTCTGGTGATATTATTACATCAGAAAGTTTTGAGAATGAACTTTATTCCAATGACATTCCATCATTTGAAGGTTTAAGAAACACAGACATCATTGATATCCGACCAAGAGTTGGTGATTATGATACATCATCCACGGTGTCTCCATTTGATTTTGCATCCAGGAACTTTACTGGAAGTGGTCAATCAGTTCCCAATATTCTCGTCTCTGACGAAAACATTGTTATTGATTATCAATACTACCTTGGTCGTATTGATAGAATTTTCTTAGATGCCAATGGCAGATTTAATATTGTAAAGGGCACACCTTCCGATGATCCTCAACTGCCACCCGCTCTTGATGACAATTTAGAAGTTGCTACAATTAAACTTCCTCCATATTTGTTCTCCCTTGATGGTGCTTCAATCAAGAGAGTTGAGCATAAGAGATATACAATGTCCGACATTGGTGATCTTGATACTAGAATCACTAGTTTAGAATATTATACTGCGTTATCTTTGTTAGAAAAGGAAACCGAAGCACTCACAATTCAAGATGCGAAAGGTCTTGATAGATTTAAGAGTGGTTTCTTCGTTGACAATTTTAAAACTCATCAAATTCAAGATCAGTCTAATCAAGACTTCTCTTGTTCCATTGATACCTTTAATGGTGAGCTAAGACCATCTCACTTTACAACATCTGTTGATATGGTTCTTGCAACTGCTGCCATTACTGGCATCGGTGCATCTACACCAGATACACTTGACAGTCGTTTCAATACTCAATTAACTGATCCAAATCTTAGAAAGACCGGAGATTTGTTGACTCTTAATTATGCAGATCTTGTTTACATGCAAAATCTGTTTGCATCTCGGGTTGAGTCTGTAAACCCATTCCTGGTAACCAATTGGACTGGCAGACTTCATCTCTATCCATCATCTGATATCTGGGTTGATCAAAAGGTTATCAAAACCCAAGAATTTGATGTAAATGGTCCCGACTTTATCGCTTCAACTCAAAGACTTGGTATTGAAGAAGCAAGTGGTTTTGCTGAAATTGAATGGGGATCTTGGGTAGATACTGTTATTGGTAGAGAAGATAGAACAACTGATAATACAGTTGTCACCAGTAATACTAAGCAACTGAATGCAACTGATGATATTAAGACAACCACTACCAAAGTTGTAAGAACAACTTCTGATGTTCAACTTCATCAGCAGGTTAGAGAGGGTGTTGCAATTAGAACCAGTCCTCATATTGAAAAGCAGAAGGTAGGTAGTCGAGTTCTTAACAGATCCACTATTACGTTCATGAGAACACGTAATATTGAATTTAGAGGAACTAGATTAAGGCCAAGAACTCAGGTCTATCCAATCCTTGATAATGTCAATATGGATCAATATCTAGCACCTAAGTTGCTGGAAATTTCCATGACATCGGGAACTTTTGCTGTTGGAGAAACAGTTGTAGGCACAATGCCTAAAACTGACTCTGGTCTCGATCCAGCTCCTGATGAATCAACTCCAACATTTAAGTTTAGAGTAGCAATTGCCAATCATAGAATTGGACCATATGATAGTCCAACTAAAAGATATTTGTTAAATCCATATAATAATGATGAGACACTTCCTGATGATTACTCATCAGTCTCATCTGTGTTGAATATTGATACAAGTTCTCTTGCATCTAAAACTAATGGAGAATTCTTTGGATATCCTCGTCCAGGAATGGTCCTTAAAGGACTGACTAGTGGAGCACAAGCTAGTGTATCTGAGACTAGACTTATTACTGATGAAATTGGATTTGTGGTTGGATGTATTTACATTCCCGATCCATCCAGACCAAGCAATCCTCAGTTTGTGACTGGAACGAAGGTTGTAAAACTTTCTTCTATTCAAAATCAGAATTTTGTTTCTTCTCTCAACCAGACATCGGCAGAAACAACATTCCAGGCATCAGGTCTACTTGAATTTACAGAGGAGTCTATTCTCTCTACGAGATCAAACGCCATCCATCAGTCGATCTTCCAAGAAACTACAAATTCCGAAACTATTCTCGGTTCTTCGGATGCAGTTATTAGTGAGGTTAGTGAAGATACGATTCTTAGAAACGTAAGACAAAGACCCACTGCAAACTGTGATGCACGTTATGTTGCATTCACTGTTGCTCGTGCTAATGGTTTCGAGTCTTATACAGCATATCATAACTCCACTCCTGAAAGAAATGCTCGCACTTATGATACTGCTTGGTTGTTGACTCAACCAGGTGCTCCAACGTCGTGTGGTGGATCTGGTGGCGGAGGCAGCCGTCGTGGGTCGCCCGGCAGCAGATCGCCAAGAAGATCACCAAGAAGACGTGGTTCGCCTCGTAGAACTAGACGTTTTATTAGAACCAGAAGGAGTGGAAGAGTTTGGAACTTTGATAGTGCTGGTAGACTGATTGCTACCAGAAATCTTCCTAGAACCAGAACTCTTTATACTTCAAGAAGACAAAATGGTAGAGGTGGAAGATCTTATGCCAGACAAGGTGTAACTAGACATGGAAACACTGGACGTAGTGGAAGAAGTGGAAGAAGCGGTGGTGGAAGAAGTCGTGGCGGAGGCGGCGGCGGAAGACGCGGTGGCGGTGGTGGTGGTCGCTCAGGTGGCGGCGGAAGAACTTGGAACTTTGATAGAAGAGGTAATCTGATTCCAACCTCTAAACTTGGTAAAACAAAAACTGCAAGTACGAGAAGATGTAAGAGTGGTAGAGATCCTCTGGCACAGTCATTCTTTGTCAACTCTGCTGATGGTATGTTTGTTACTGCTATCGAAGCATTCTTCCAAGTCAAAGATACCACTCTGCCTGTGACAATGCAGATTAGAACCATGAGGGATGGTACACCAACTACTACGATCCTTCCATTTGGTGAGGTTGATTTATTACCATCTGAGGTAAACGTATCTGATGATGCGTCAGTGCCAACCAAATTTACTTTCCCATCACCTGTATACCTCAAAGGTAACACTGAATATGCATTTGTTCTCCTTGCGGACACCCCCGAATATGGGGCTTGGATTTCTAGAATGGGTGAGGAAGATGTCACCAATTCATTGACAAATCCTGATGCTCCTAGATCAGTGATTTCGCAGCAACCTCTTCTTGGATCTTTGTTCAAATCACAGAACGGATCCACGTGGGATGCAAGTCAGTTTGAAGACTTGAAATTTAGAATGTATAGAGCTCAGTTCTCAACCAGAACAACTGCTAACGCATCGTTCTATAACCCAGACATGGGTGTTGCTAATGGTGGTCTCACAAAACTTGGATCTAATCCAATCGAGACCATTTCAAATAAAACAACTGTTGGTTTTGGTTCTACTTTAACCAATGCAATGGAGAACGTAGTTATTCGAGGTGTCAACGTATCCCAAGTCAATAATCCCACTGCAACTGGTGTTATCATTGACACTCTCGGTTCTATTGGAATTGGTGCTTCTGTCGATATTATCAACGCTGGTATCGGATATACTCCATCTGCTGGTTTTGCAACTTACACTGCAAATCTCACCACGTTCTCTGGTTCTGGATCTGGTGCAATTGCCAGTGTGACTGTTAGCAGTGGAGGAATTACGTCATGCTTTATCACCAATGGTGGTACAGGATATGCAGTTGGTGACGAACTTGGTATCAGTACCTTAGGCAGTACAACTCTTGGTAGAAATGCGAGATTCAGTGTTGGTATTATTTCCGCGATCAACGCTGTTGTTCTTGATGGTGTTCAGGGTGTGTTCAACACTGGTGTAGCTGCGACAATGACATATGTTGTTCAGGAAACTGGTGCTGTTGGTATTCTTACCGGAGTAAGAGCAGATTCTGTTAGTGTGAATTCTAATAATGATGGACTTCACTTCAAAGTTCGTCATAGAAACCATGCAATGAATTCTGGTACAAATGGTGTTTCTATTAGTAACATCAAACCAGACATGAGACCTACGACTTTGAGTGCTGATATTAATGCAACCGCTACTGGTAATATTGGTCTTGCAAATACGTCCAAGTTTGAAACCTTTGAAAATGTTGGTGTTGGAACAACCAATCCAGGATATGCTCTTGTAGGAAATGAAATCATTTCTTACACTGGTGTCAATGGAAATGCTCTTACTGGAATCACTAGAAATATTGATGCTACGGGAACATTTGCACATAATGGTGGTGATTTAATTGCCAAATATGAATTGAATGGTGTGTCATTGAGAAGAATCAATCGTGATCATACTCTTAGTGATGCTACCACTTCAAACCCAAGGGAACTTGATAGTTACGCAATTAAGATTGATATGTCTTCCAATGGAATTGATAGATCTGTCAATACTTCATTCCCCAAACTTGGATTTAATTCATCTAAGAAAGTTGGTGGTGACAAAGTGCTTGGTGGTAATAACATTCAATTTGAAACTATTACACCAAACATCGAACACCTTATATTCACTAACACATCACTGAGTGCTAGCGTTAGAACTGTTAGTGGCACTAGCATTAATGGCAATGAATCCTCCTTTGAAGATCAGGGTTATGAGAGTATCACTCTTGGTTCTCCTAATTATCTCTCTACCCCAAGAGTTCTTGCTTCTAAAAAGAATGAAGATGTTCTCTTAACAGATCTTCCAGGCAATAAATCATTGACTCTTGATCTTGAATTTGGATCTGACAACTCGTTTGTTTCTCCTGTTGTTGATCTTGATAGAGTGAACATGGTCCTAACGTCAAATAGACTGAACAATCCTGTTTCTAATTTCAGTGAAGATAATAGAGTGAGGGTGACTGGTGAAGATCCTAATGCTGCAATCTATATCACTAAGAAGGTTGATCTCTCGAATCCAGCTAACTCCATCAAAGTTCTGCTCGATGCATACAGGGATGAATCTGCTAACATCAGAGTTCTTTACAAGATCTTTAATGATGACTCTGATATTGATGCAACTCCTTACAACTTGTTCCCAGGATACAACAATATCGATGATCTTGGTAATGTGATTGATGTTGCAAATAACGACGGTTTATCTAATTATTTTGTAACTCCAAGTGCATCGAGAAGTGAATTCAAGGAATATGAGTTCTTTGTTGATGATCTCCCAGAATTTACTGGGTTCCAATTGAAGATTGTTATGACGGGCACCAACCAAGCTAAACCACCCATCATTAGAAGTCTCCGTACTATTGCCGTAAGATAATGAAAGTTGAAGGACATCCCAACTTAGAAAGGGATATGAACACAGGCGCTGTGGTGAATAATAATCACAACGCCTATCAAAATTATCTTTTGAAAAAATATCGTCAAGAAAAAGATGATCAAGAGATTCGTGACATGAGACATGACATAAATTCTTTAAAGGAAGATATGTCAACTATTAAAGATCTTCTCCTCAAACTCGCAGAAAAATAATGGACGCTAGTTTTACATTTGATCCCTCTTCTGGGGTCGCACAAGCAGTCAATCAAACCATCTCAACTGGTGCTAGTTTTGTTGCCAATTATTCGGTGACAACTATTGGTGGAACAGCGTTTAATTTTACTGGATATTCGGGTGCTGCTAGTTTAACTAAATCGGTAAGTATTGGATCTTCTTTGTTTGCTCTGAGGACTTTTAGTGTTGGTCTTGGCAGCACAGGAGACAGTCAAAATTTAACTCTCGGTATGGGGGCAACTGCAACTAAGGGTCTCAGAGAGGGTAGATATAAATATGATGTTCTGGTTAGCAGCGGAACCACGGTGTATAGAATTGTAGAGGGAGATGTGATGGTCAGAGCAGGAGTGACTTCCTCAGTCTAAATAACATAGGAGGACTCCTAATATGTCGAAGCCATCAAATCGTCAAGGTCTCATCGATTATTGCCTTAGGCAACTCGGTGCTCCTGTTTTAGAAATCAATATCGCGGATGAGCAGATCGATGATCTGGTAGATGATGCTATTCAATATTTTCAAGAAAGACACTATGATGGTGTCATGCAGGTGCCATTAAAATATCAAATTACTCAGGACGATATTGATAGAGGTAAAGCACCATCTGGTGGTTCTTCTGGCATCACAACAACAACTGTAACTGAAACTGTTGGTGATACTAGTTCGTTTGACTATCTAGAAAATTCAAATTATATTCCCCTACCCGACTCTATCATTGGAGTCAATAAAATTTATAGATTCCCTGGCACTCAAACGATGTCAACGGGAATGTTCAACGTTAAATATCAACTATTGATGAATGACGTTTATCATTTTGGATCACTGGAATTGCTCACGTATTCCATGGTCAAGAGTAAGTTAGAAGATATCGACTTCTTACTGAACCCAATGAAACAATTGAGGTTCAATATCAGAGAACAGAGACTTTACATCGATTGTGATTGGGGAGACTTTGCGGTTGATGATTACATTATCATTGATTGTTGGAGAGCTTTGGATCCCAACGATACAACGAAAGTATACAACGATAGATTCATTAAAAAATATTTGACTGCTACGATGAAGAAGCAGTGGGGTATGAATCTAATTAAGTTCCAAGGGGTAAAACTTCCTGGTGGAGTTGAGCTTAATGGTAGACAGATTTATGACGATGCAATGCAAGAGTTGAAAGATATCAATGATCAGATGCTCTCCACTTACGAAATTCCTCCTCTTGATCTTATCGGATAATGGCACTTAATCCTTACTTCA